CGCCCCCTCCCCGTCCCTGTACGAGTATCCCTAGAATAATCTCTAGCACTTGGTCGGCACTATACCGCGCCATCCTAGCACACCTACTGTTGTGACAACGCTAATGCCATGGCGCTTGCTTGGGACATGGTCTCTACTGTGCATTCGCAGACTACCGAGCAGTATACATCTTCCTTGAACCCGGTGCTAGCCTGGCCGGAAAGATACATTGTGTCTACAGCTACCAAATAGCCATTAGTCCAAAGTTGCGGGAGGTTGTTGAATGACTCGCTGACGTTCCCTGCTACTCCATCAGCCCCGCTCGTCTCCTCGGCATTGACCATGCCCGAGGCAATCACGGATTTGTTGGTGTCCAGGACGAGCCCGGTCAGACTTTGGGTCGTGAGTTGGAACTGCGCCGCTCCATCCTTATCGGCTATCATGTCCGGGGAAGCACCCGCCGAGTCGGTGATTGAGATTGCTATATTGTGTATCCGCAGAACGGATTTCCCCAGCGCATCAACGTATGCTCCAAGGTCGATTGATGTTTGGGCCCAATCTGTCGAGTCGGTGTTACCCAGATTGACAGACGCTCGGATAAAGAAGGAATCTGACTTCGCCATGCACCCCCTGTAAAGAAACTCGCCTATAATCTATCACCCCGCGGGAAGAGGGGGGCTCGCCCCCCCCTCTCCCGCTATCTTGATAGGTGAGGCTATAGCTGGACTTGAACAGGTATGCGTCTCCGTAATACCCTACCTGAAGGTGAAAAGTAGTTTCGTAATAGAAAGCATGCATAATATCATAAGCAGTAGCCTCTTTCGGTCAAATATGAAGGAGATAGACGACACACCCCTAGATGAAAATGAAAGTGAAGAGGACCTTGAGGTCCGATTCGGACTGTTGGAGGCCCTGCTGGTCTCTCTTGAGCATGAATTCGCTGCTCTCCACCAGCGAGTAACCAACCTAGAGACCCAGCGAACGCCCCAAGACGAGAACGATGACCCGGAGTGGTACTAATGCCGGCTCTCTACATCAGGACAACGACCGATGATGGCCGGCGTACCTGGCGCAAGGTCGGTCACACGTACGCCTTCCCTGGGAATTTCTTGATTCACCTCGAAGTCTATCCTGGAAAGGTATACCATGCCAGGATACAGAACGATGACCCTGCGGTTGTGAGCCGATGAAGGAGCGCAGGAAGGCAGGAGCGACCCACTCCTTCAGGCTGACGAGAGCTGCAGCAGACCTCGTAGACCAGATGAATCACCCGAGAAGGCTCGGAGGGAAGTCTCGGAAGGTGTCCGATGCTATCGTAGCCTACTACGGGACGCCCTTCGGAGGAGCAGGGATGCCCACTTATGACGAACTCCTCCAAAATATCGCTGCATTGCAGGACCTAATCGCAAAGAATGGCGAAAGTGAGCCTAAAGTCCCTGCTTGGTGGCGCAGATTTTGGCCGTTCTAAGAGTCGATGTCCTGGCCTATGCCCTTGATTTGCTGGAATACCGATTGTGCAGCCGTCACCTTACGGTCCTCGAGGACAATCAACCAACCCCATTCACGCACCTGGCTGACATCGACGTCACATTGATTACCGAAATTAATGTAGAGTTGTTGAGTTATCAGGTGGTCGGGGTCCACCAGCATCTCCATATTACCCAGGGCGACCCCGTTAGGCGTGATGAAGTCGTTAGTGGCATTACGGGTGTTGTATGTCTGCTGGGCCCAGGCAAATAAACGGTTGTCGGTTGGGTCGGTGAGTTCGTTTTGATTGAACTTGCCCGTATCTGTAGCTAGAGCGGCTACGCAAGTCATGAACCCATCATCGGCCAGGGTAACATTCCACCAATCTACGGGCCATACATAGGCGCGGATAACCTTCCAAGCCCGAGTACGGTCCGGCGAAGTATAGTCGAAGATTAGATGATTGGCCTTTACCGCGTTGTCCACTACCTCGACCTTGCCTCTTAGACTGAATCTCATCACTTACCCCTCCGTGCGCGTTTGGTTGCAGCGTGTGCGCGCTTCATTAGTCTCGTCACGGGGGTCCGCGGGTGCTTCTTCTTGAGTTTCTTGAGTTGCCTGCCGAATTCCCTTTGATATGCACTGACCTTCCTCTTGGGCTCGTAGGCACGGCGAGCTGTAGCTCTAACCATTCCTTTTCTCGTACTCGTCCTAGAGCGCCGGCCCTGGGATCTTCGAGGGGGACGTGATCCCTCATTGAATACTTCCGCTATTGTAGTGAAGGGGGGTTGGCTAACGTCCACGCCGCCCCCTCCCCGTCCCTGTACGAGTATCCCTAGAATAATCTCTAGCACTTGGTCGGCACTATACCGCGCCATCCTAGCACACCTACTGTT